CATTTGTCACTCCTGTGGTGGTTGAAAAACTATTTGCTGTAATCTGCGCCGGGGTCGCTCGTAATTCTTTTTAACCCATGCAAATCGTAAAGCTGGTCGTCGGTAAACTGAAGATGCTCCATGATGCGCAAGAACACTTCCCGTCTGCCTTCAAGCACGGCGTGAACGCGAGGGTCAGTGTGAAACGTGCTTTCGTGTGCGCGGCAAAACTTGGCCAGATCTTCCAGCACCTGTTCGCCGAAAGATGTTCTGAATGTTTGAGAGTATGCAGTGCGGCGCTGGGCTAGAAACTGCTGAGCCTTGTTTGTCTTGAACATTAACCTGGCTGACCTGCGAATGCGGCGTTACCCTCTGGTGTTGACGCTTTCTGAATAGCGGCAATACCTGGCAATGCCTGGGTGAGTTGAGCTGCGGCCTGCTGCTGTTGACGTTGCGCCCGCAACTGAGCGACTTCTGCGGGATCGCGCATGAAGCGGAACGGCGCGCCGTTGATCTGCATCAGTTCGGGGATGATGGCGTCTGTGTTGAAGAAGTCCATCACGCTAGGGTCTTGCGTGGTAGCGGCAATCTCGGACGCCCACTGGAATGTGCGCATCGTCCCTGCCGCCTCGTCTGCACGCATGGCGCGGTTAAGAGGAGAGTCGTACTCAACCATGTAATTGGCGCCAGCTTCAATCAACGCCGGAGGGGGTGGAGGCAGCAGCCCCTGCCACATCAGAAGATCAAACTCCCGTTCAATCTGTGGCCCGATGCTTTCCGCCTGAAACCTACCCATCGTCGGGCTAAGAAGCGCGCCTTTTTCACGCGCCCGTTCCAGCACTTCGGTCGCGGTCATCTGTGGTGTTTGGATCAGTATTTGAAATAAAGTTACAAGGAAGGCATCATTGATGGCCAACCGCTCGTCGTCCATCAACTCTTTGCCTATCGCCAGATTGCCCACTGGCAAAGCGTGCACCAAGGCTCGACCGTCGGCGTTCACCCCACCGTAGTTGATCGCGCCGGGCTTGAGGGAAAACCCATCGAGCACGCCATCGTCATGCGCAAGAAGCACAGGGTCAACGGTTCTGTGTCCCTGCTTGATGAGCGTTTTCTTTTCCTCGTTCAACACGCTGATCGCGGGCAGAACATTCATCGCTGGCGAACGACCGTACAATTCTCCGGGGGCACTGAGGTAACGTGCAGTCGAATAAGGCATACAGCGATAGCCGCCCCTATGCAAAAGCGCCACGTTATCCCTCAGGACATAGTAAGACGCATACCGATAGCCCTGGGCATTGGCCGCCTTCGGGTCAAAGTCGGGGTTGGGTTTGACAATGTGGACAACCGTCACTTCGGTTTCTGGCTTGTCCTTGAGCTGCTGCCGCAATCCATCCGGGATATTATTCGGCCACTTCTGCGCGATCTGACGCAGAGTCAGTTTGAAACGGCGGTACACCGTATCCACTTGTCCTTGGAAATTGACAGCGAAGAACAGCTCGCCAAGATGAATGTTGCGGTAACGAAGCCCTTTCATCTGCGGGCGCAGCGGGTCGTAGTACTCGTCGGCAAACAGACATGACGTACCAAACGCCCCAAGGCTCACATACCCGTCGTGCTGGTTCGCCTGATAGCCGCTGTGAGGGCTATAGCGATAATGGAACATCGCGTCGTTGACCTGGTCGAACCAGAGCTGCACGTCGCGGCGTTTCATCAACTCCATGTCGGGGTGGCGTAGCCTGTGCCACTTGTTGTTGGCCGGGGTCAGCATCGACTCCATAGCCGCTGCAAATTTCCACAGCGCGGCATTTGCCGTCACATCGTACTGATCCTGGTTTCGTTTCTGCCCAGGGACAGTGTTGCCTCGCTGATAGAAGCTGGTGCTGTAGTAAGGTAGAACCTTGAGCGCCACTTCCTCCCAGTGCTTCTCCCATATCCCTCGGCGGCCTTCTACAAGCGCGAACTCACGCAAAAGCTCCGCTGCCAAATCACGGTTCTTCTCGCCTGATGGGGTCTTATCCTTTCCGTAATTCTGCGGTACGGCAAAGGGGGACTTCGGTGTAGCCGACGAGAGAGGTAAGGTTCCGGGAGTCTCCATCTACTGTCCCAACAAAATCTTAGACGTGTTCTTTGGATCCTCATTAAAACCTGCGCCTCCCGTGAGCAAAGTGCTTGTCCTCCCGCGCATTATTCCGGCCGCCGCCAGCTGTGCTGCTTTATCCATTTCTGCGGAACTGTTGTCGGCGTTGGGTGCGGGCATGATGCCGGGGATATTGGGCATCTTGGGTGGTTTTGGTACAAGACCAATTGCTTGACCGATTGCCCCAACGGCTTTTGATACAAACGACATGCTAAAATCCCAACGGTAATTGCGAGGGTCGCCCAATGGAGGAAGACGACCCTCTACATGAATATAGCATAATCCACATCTTTGGCAACTTTGTTGCGCAACGCTGGATTGTTGCGGCTGTGAGCCGTGTCCAATCTGGCTACGGGTTGTGAAAATGTCATTGCCAAAGCCTCGGCGCTGTCGGGTGACGCCAGCCCCCGCTGCTTCATGTGATCCTTGCCTTCCAATTGAAGTTTGTTACTGACTGGGTGATAGCTGTATTCGGGGCTAATCAGGTCGGTAATCAGGTCTGCATCGCCCTGCGGGATAGCTCCGGTCTGCAACCACTCTCGCATCCGCCCCCAAATCTCCGCCCGCTTGTTGTAGTAGGTGTCGCTGTCAGTGGGGCTTGACCCCATCTGCACCTCAATGACCTTGAACCCCCAAGCCTTCAGGTTATCGACCACGCCACCCCCGACACCGTTGCCGTCCACAAACACGGACTGCACCTGGTACTTCGTGGCAAGGTCCGCCACGATGCCTGCAAGTTGAACCGTGTCGATGCCCTTGAACTTCTGCCATGGGATAGACCGTGCATCGCGTCCCTTGCGAAACGCTATCACCGACTTGTCTTCCCCAAACCGCGCAACGTCCACCCCCATCAACAACGGCGCGCCAGGGTCAGCAATGATGTCCCGTGTCGCCGCGCTGTACGCCTGGTCTTTTCCGATGAACTGGTTCGACCCTTTGTTGGGGAACTCGCCCTTGACCTCCACGCGGGCTTCGTCGCTGTCGTCCCCGTACTGCGCGATGATCTTGTCGAACGTCCCTCTGTCCGTCCCCTCCACCGTCCGCGAGTCGATGTTGCGGCACCGCCAAAAGTTTCGGTCTTTGTGAAAGCACTCGAAGAACGCACCTGAGTTGCGGCGTGGATTGGAGAACACGAACCAGTACCTGTCAGGGATAGGTTCGGTGAAGAAGCCTTCAGACACTGTCCAAATCGGTTTCGGGATACCGCTGGCCTCGTCCATAATCAGCATCACGCCGTGATGGTTATGGATACCGGCAAAAGCGTCAGGGTTCTCCTCGCTCCACAATTGAGCGGCAGCGTACCAATACCCTGGGTCAATTTTCAAATCGCGTTGAACTGCTGCGCTGAACCACTCTGCGGGACGCAGCGACATGGCGTGCGTCTCCCACCAGTGCGAATTGATCGCCATCGACACCCACTTGCCCAGCTCGGCCATGGTGCGGGAGCGCAACTGCTGCTCGGTGTTTGCGGTAACAATCGTTGTGCTGCCGATGCGTGTGGACATGAACCATAGGGTGAGCATCGAAACAAGGGCGGACTTGCCAATGCCTCGGCCTGAGGCGTCGGCAGATCGCCACATTTCCATCAACGCCCCTTGAGCGCGGCGCATGTCGTTGGCCTGGATGTGCTTCTCCATCTCCTGGAAAGTTTCCAGCTGCCAACCCCTCGGTCCCTTGGCGTGTTCAAGGGGTGTGCCTGCCTTGCCCCAGGGAAAAGCGAATAGGGAGAAGTTGAGCGGGGAGTTGTAAATCTCAGGGCTCCACAGCTCCAGCATCAACTGTTCTTCGCCTTTGGAGTCGTAGATTGCTTGTTGCTTAGCCATGTTACCGTAACAACCTTTCGTGCGAAATTTTTAAAAAAATTTGTGCGGCTTAGGTACCCGTTAAAATTGCCCGCCGCGATTTTTTAGGGGTACCCCCCACCCCCACCCCCCTTTGGCGTTTTTGACGCCCTATGAAAATATATCCGGCGCCGCGTTCTCTTGCGGGTCACGCGATTGTTTATCGCTTGCGCCGTCTATTATTTTATGTTCAACATCAATGACTTGTGATTGTGCGCTGTTGTGCTGGTAGCTAACTGGTAGCAGGCGGGCGCGTGCTTCGGCCAGCGTGGTGCCTATATCAATTGTTTGTGTGACGTTTAGATCAATCCTATCACCGTACCGCTTGGCGTGCAGTTTTGACGCAAGCCACTGCCTAACCTGAATCTGATTGCGCGCCTTGGCCGCATCGTTCTCCGTGTCGGCTATGGTAAGCGCCTCATCAGCTAGAATATCGGCGCGAATTTCGACGGCCCGGGCGTAAGCAATTGCCGCCTGCTTATCACCTCGCAACAGGTGGTGGAATTTACTAATCGTTATATCGCATTGTTTTACGGCGTCTTTTAGCGAACTGCCCGCAAGGATGCATTCGATCACGCGATCAACAGTGGTTGTTTTAAGTGTGATTGCCGTATCCATAATGGGTATTATAACAATTTGTGCGCCGCAAAACAACGTTGCATTTTGTTGTTGCGTTCAGCGCAACATGAGGGTATATTGTAAACATACCGCAACAACGCGGTTGTAAATGGAGAACACACCATGGCAAAAGAATTATTATTTTGCGGACACGTTGAAAGCGCACACAGCGCTATCACCAGAGGGTATGGCATAGATAGCGATGGCAACAAACATTGCTATGACTGTTGTTTAGCTATAGAGGTTGCGGCAATGCGGCGAGATAAAAAGGCGATCCTGTATCTAATCGACAACAACAGGGTAACTAATTGGATAGGGAACCTTTCTATAAAGATAGGAACAATTAAAAAATCTTCTCACAACATAGCTAGGAATAGGTATGATTTTTGGTTTGTTTTTGATGGCCACGTATGGCACGGCGTGCAATATGGCGCCAACACGCAAATCGCCCATTGCAAGCAAACAAAAACCCTAGCCTAACACCAACAACACTAAAGGATCAAACACCATGACAACAAAACTTGAAAATCTAATTTACGCCATGCTTACAGAAAATACCGGCGCACACCCCCTAGATAGCGGCGGCGCTTGTGGCCGGGGTTGGCAACGCAACGCCAAAATGACGATTGAGGATTTTAAGCGATCCCCATCCGCAACATTGCATGTTTCAAACTTTGCGGATGACCACGGGGCGACAAAATGGGATTGTCACCCTACTGTTTCGCTTTTTCACGCTATGGCCAACACGTTAGAATTAGATGATTTTTGCAATCAATTCAACGCGCTACCTTGCCCTGATTGGGATGGCGACTATTACGGCGTGAGCCAAAGCCAAAGCGAATGGTTAAGCGATAATGAATTCACCGCCATGGGTGAAGGGTTTAACACCTATAACGACGGCGACAACGTGCTATCCCAAATTTTACAGGGGCAATTGATGGATCGGGATCAAGAGACTTACCTATTGCTACAGATCCACAACGGTTGCGACGCGCGCGGGGGTTACACTGACGCTAAATTGTTTAAGCTGAACAGTGAAGAAACGATTTATAACCTATTAGGCGGCGCCTGTTCCTTTTGGGTTGATGATAAAACCTTGGATTGGCGCGGTGAATGGATCAATCAAGACGGCAGTTGCGCTAGTGATTCAGAGGTTGCCGCATTTTGCGAAAAAATAGGCGCGGGCACGCATAACGGCGACGCCTACTTTAGCTATTAGCTCAATCTGGCCGGGTAGGCCGCCAACACTAACACAAGGGAGAACACACCATGATTAACCAAACCAAAACAATTGAGAAATACCGCATTTGGTGGAGCACCACCGATATGAAGGGCAAGCCTGCATCATCTTGTGAATGGGATTTTGAGGAAAGCAAATGGCAACATGAAAGTCACAAATCCGATCATGTTTTTCACACGGGCGACTATGAAACAGCCCTGGACGTTTTCAATCAAGAGTTTAAGACTCAGAAAGAAAAAGGAACGCCTTTCAAGATGACTTTGGCCAAAGAGGTTTGCTTGTTTATTTACGACAAAGACGATGATGGGTGGATTTTTGATTCAAGCGAAACTACGCCTCTTATCACAAAAACCCATAAGGATTAAACCATGACAAACCAATTCACCCACAAGCACAGCTGGCCGGCAGATAAGGCCAGGATCGTGGATAACCTAGCCGAATTGCAAGCCATGCTACAGCAGCACATCGCCAACGGCTTTGATGGAGGGCAAGCCGCTGATACGTTAGCTGCTCTGGCCAAAGTTAACCGCTTAACAACACCGAACCAGTAGGGGGACACCATGACTGAAAATCTAAAAACCTGCTACCGCTCAGAATTGATCGACGGCAAAAGATATTATCGTGGCATGGTCAAAGTGACTTGCTCAAAAGATTTTCATTATTTTGTAAAATCCGATTGCCCCGGGCGCTTAACAAAAAACGACGCTTTGACCGACGCCGAGAACCTAGCCGCTGAATTGGCTGGCAATTCTGATTATTAAACCTACCCCCCAAAACCCCACCCCCCGTTGCCCTTAAAGGCGCGGGGGTTTTTTGTATCCCGCACTAAAACCCTCAATAGCCCCTTAATCGAACAGGGGAGCCCGCTGGTAGCTTTTGCCCTTTGTTTGGGGTGTTGGGTAGGGGGACACCCTCAAACCCTATCCCTTGCCTTTCCCCTGTAGCCCTGCAAACACCTTGACGCGCCCCGTGCACCGCAACCCCCATCGCGGAGGGAGAGACAGCCCCATAACGCCAACGGGGGTGGATCTGCACATCCTTCACCCCACTACCCGGCACCCGTCACCCCACTACCCG